CCGCATGTAGCACACCACCATGTGCTTTTTCTTCTGGCTCTTCCTTTTCCATAGGTTCACCAATAATAATAAGATCATCAATACTAAATGGAATGTCGTCAGGCAGTGTAGCTTCGTCAGCATTTCCCATCTGACCCATAGCTTCCATTTTCTTTATGCCCATTTTAGCTTCTTGTCGAAGTTCCATTAGTTTTTCTAAACCATGATAACGTACAACATCAGCAGGAAAAACAAACTCTCCTTCGCTTAGCATTGCAGGAATATCATCACGTACTTCTTCTTTAGTACTTCCAGTAGGAACATTGTTTCCAGATTCCTCATCTACCATGCCGCCCTCTTCTTTAAGGCCACCTTCTTCAAACATAGACATTTGGTCTTTCATTGTAGTTCCACCCTTTGCCATTTCTTTAGGTTTACTAGACTTTCTTTTTTCTAGTATGTCTTCAGCAGCACGGCGTAGTCCACTCATGCCTTTATTAACTAATTCTGGATGCGTTGTGCCCCCCGAAAGAGCACCACTTTTTTTTAGCTTTCTTAAATGTGAAGGATCAATTTCAGTAAAGTAAGCCTCCACAGATTTTATTTTACCCGTTTTAGGTTCTACGTATGTTGCATCTGGATTATCAAAAATTTCAGTAATAAACTCGTCACTAAAAATATCAGGATCAAGCATAAGTGCAGCTTCTTTTCCATACTTCTTTTCAAAGTATTCAGGATCTTCTGCTTTCATATCCCTAAGCATAAAGAAACCTCTGTGCCTAGTCTCATGTGCAATAGTATCTTTAGAACTACCAAAGTCAGGACCATAATGAACAGTATCAGGCTGCAAGATCATTTCACCACCAGCTACTTCTTGGTAATACTCACCTTTACTAGGATCATAGTCATACATATAGTGTGCGTTTATAGTTCCTTCTGGAACGTCATATTGCATTCTATTTGTATCAAAGCCGAGTCTAGCAATTGGATCTTTTGATAATATAGTATCCATATCAGCACGAAACTCAGTATCAGAAAACTCGTAACCCGCTTGCTCTTCTTTAGACGGAACAAAGTCAGGTCCACGTTCTTCACGTGACAGATATGCGGGTCTTAGTTTAGGACGGGGAGAAGTTTCTAGTTTGTCAGCCATTCTTTAAAATCTCATCTCTTAAAAGTTTAAGTCTACGTAATTGATATATCGCACCCTGTGCTCTATGTACTGCAACTATTTCATTGCTTTGTTCCATAGTACGATGCTGTTGATTAATTAAAAAATCTAAGTAGTCCTCAAACTTACGCCATTGGGCTTGGTTGTTGACCAGTGCCTTCAGCTTGCTGTGGTGCTCCCTGCTGTCCTGCATTACCGCTAAATCCTTGCTCTTGTGGTGTTGGTGCTTGGCCCATGCCTATAGTACCACCACCTGCTCCTGATGTATCCATTGGGTTTACACCTGCTGGTGCTCCCCCTTGCTGCTGCTGTTGTTGCTGAAATGATTTCATTAACTCAGCTTGAATTGCAGCATCACTCATATTGTTAGTTACTTTGTCAGGGTCAAGGTCTAGAGATTTTGCAATCTCACGAATAATGTATTGGAACTTAGCAAACGGCGCAAGTGCTGGTTGGGATGCAACTTGCATAAATTGCATAAGTCGTTGGCTACGTACTTCATTAGCCATAAGTGATTCTGTTCCACGTGCTTTAACTTCTAAGTCACCTTTAATTTCAGGATCAAAGTCAAACTGCATGTTAAAGCGGAACATGCCCTCACCTAGTGGGCGTAGTAGATAATCATCTACGTTCTTAATAACGTTCTTGATACTGCCAGTAGCTGCACCCATTAGCATACTGATACCAGACGCTGTACGTCCAATACCCTGTACCCCTGTCTGTCCATGAGCAAATGATGGGAAGCCTGTGGACTCGTCTGCAAGCACTCGTGCTTTATCAAACAACTGCAAGTTCTCACCTGCAACGTTAGGGAACTTAGTGCCGAAAATAGCTTGTCCTGGTGCACCACCTTGCCTACGGAATACTTTTCCTGGGTATACTGATAAGTCTTGGCCTGGAACTAGGTTGGTTTCATCTACTTCAATCAATAAGTTACCAGACAATACAGCGTTATCTACAGCCATACGCATGAAGCCATTCATCAATGTTTGGGTATCATCCATGTTCTCAGCGATCCCTACGCCAAAGAATGAGTAAGGATTAAGTTCATAAGGAGCAGCCATGTAAGGAATCTTGGCAGGTTTGAATGGGTTCATAACCATGCGCAGTAGTTTACCATTACAAATCCAAACGTTTGCTTGTAATTCATCTGCGTCTTCTAGTTCACGAGGGATATCTACGCCTTGCTCCATAAGCATTGATACATCAACCATACCCCAATACTCAAGAACCTCAAAACGTTCTACACCAGACTCAGGTGCATAGTCAGATAGATCGTCTTCCCAATATGACTTAACATAGTTTTCGCCAAATGAGATTACTTCTTCAATAACTGATGAACGGAAGTAGGGTCGTCTTTTAAGTGCACGTAGTTGAGAACGAGATAGTTTGTGACGTTCAATAACAAACTGTGCTTCATCCATGTTGTTTGCATCTGGGTCTGGATAAAAGTTCCATACAGACACATGAGAAACTTGTGGCATTGTTTTAAACACAGGAGAGTAGGCACCTGTTTCATCATCCCAACTAGGGTATTCTTTATCTACAGCAAACGGACCCTTCATGATACCAGTACCAAACAAAGCCATTTCAAATGCTGTATTGCGTAGATGTTTAGACGCAGACGATTCTTCAAGCTGGTCTTGAATTTTCTTTTGCATCTTTTTAGCTGCAATCATTGCAGGACTAAAGGTAACTGATGTAGGTGTAGTGCCAGCAGTTGGCTGCAGACCATTAATCGGTTCTAATTTTTTATCGAGTTCTGGGTTAAGAAGTTCTTGTAGCGTCTTTGATGTAGCACCTGCAGGAAGTTCTTTACCATCTCCTCTAAATCCATATGGAGATACAGGCTCTGACTTTTTATCTTCACGTAGTTCTTCAGGTAATGCAGGATCAAAAGATACATCCTCAACAATACCATCTGGTAGTTCTGTAGGATCAATGCTAATAGGAAAAGAGTTCTTAGCAAAAAGAACATCAGCGATCTGACCATACGCAGCTAGTGTTTTTGTTTTAGTTACTTTGATAAAGACACGAGACTTTTCAGCTTCTGTAAACTGAACCTCTGGCCCATAGATACCACGGTAGTTACGGTATGCCCGTAGCCAACGTTCTTCATCTTGGCGACGATAATCTTCAGCACGGTTATACCGTTCCATAATAAATGGAATGATTTTAGATGTATCCGCATCATCCATGTTTGTATCTTCTGAATCTTCTAGAACGATTGCATCGTCCTCAATAAAGACATCGGTATCTTCTGCCATTTACTTTTCCTTATTAGTATCCAAAGGTACTATCTGCTACTCTCATTCCCATTGAAGGACTTGAACCCGTTCCAAAATCAAATACATTAAAACGTGGTCTAGACATTATACCGTATCTCAAAGCATCATACAAGTGGTCTTCTGATAAAGTATCTATATCTTCTGGATTCTTTTTATCTATTGGCAAGGCGGGTAACTGCGATATAATATTTGTGCAATTATTAAAAAACACTAGCCTCGGTTCTTCTGTAAATTCATCTATTTGTAAACGTCTATGTATTTCGTTTTTACCTGCAACACGTGACCCACGAGAACGATCAGATGGTCGCCAACGACAACCTTTCATAATCATTTGTTCTGCCAAGCTAGGACCAGTATCACCACGCTTATGCCACAAACTAGAATCGAGAACACCATATCTTATAGTACCATCTTCCGCTTCTAATTCTAGAACCATATCAGCTAAATCTGTTGCTAGGACTTTACTGACGTAGAGTTCTCTATATACGATAAGTTGCTCATTAGGCGATACGGCAAACCAAAGCACAGCACTGTAAGAACCATAACCGTAGTCACATGCTCTAAACTTGACCCAGTTATGAGGGATAGGAAATGGTTCAACAACGTGTGCCCTCCTGTCAAATTCTGTGAAGGCTGCACCTTCTTTAATGTCCCAATCGCCTTCTAGCAACTGTCTGCGTTGTTGCTCTGGCAAGGATAGTAGCATGGCCTCATAGTCGCCTTGCTCTGATAGATATGGGTTATCTTTCAAACGTGCAGGAATAAACCTACGTTTAAATAGTGACTTGCCAGCTTTCTCATGTCCTGCTGGATAACGTAATGTTTCGCCTGTTTCAATATCGGTAGCTTCAAATGCTTTACCTGCAGGTGCAGGATCAATAAACATTTTCTTCACCCAGTGATGGCCTCTACCCCCAGGGTTGGTAGTAGCCCTCATATATACAGGCAAGTCGGGTGCAGTGGACCGTAGACGAGAGCGCATGTAGTTCCATGCAAATGGAGTGGGCCATTGTGTAAGTTCGTCAAAGCCTATCCAGCTAAATGCTAGACCTTGGTAACGCAGAACGTCATCTTCCTTGTCTAGGTAGGACATCCACAACCTCGCACCAGAGGGCGCAGTCCACTGCATCTTTCTTTCTGACCATTTAATTCCAGGCCAAATCTTAGGGTACATCTCCTGTGATTTAAATATAAGTTCCCTAAGTTCTTCTGTTGTGTGGCGAAGTAGTAGACCAGAAAAAGATGGGTGACCCATAAACCGTAAAGGATCAGCTAACATCGCATATGATTTACCACCACCTGCGCTACCACCATATAGTACTTCTCGTTCACCTGCAGCTAGAAAGTCAGTCTGGGGACCAGCATTAGGTTTAAAGATTACATTGTGTGCCTGTTCAATTGGTATTTCGTTTACAATTGGTGCAGGTTTAGGCTGGGCTGGTGTCTTCTTCTGCGTTGTTTGCTTTGGCTCCGATGCGCTTGGCTTCGAGTTCTTCCGCTTTGGCGATTGCCTTTTTCGCATAGTCTGCCCATCTGCGTAGGCTTCCAGCTTTGTTTTTTCGTCTTCGCTCATTATCTATCCGCTTCTTCAAACCTACATGGGATATTTCCCTGCCTGTATTTCGTGTAAGCCAATTGGCTACTTCACGATAGGAGTACTGTTTTAAGTACTGTTGCGCCTTTTCTAACATATCTAATTGATGTTCATTAGGCAGTAGTACGTCTGGATCGTCGGGGTCTAAGTCGTACCCAAAGGGTATGGTACGTGATATACGTGGGATAGGAACCCACTCATTGTTTTCTTTTATGTCAGTTGGTTGGGGTAACTTCCATTGCTTTAATGGTTTAGTCATCTTCTTCCATTTGTTTTGGTGGCATGAGCATTACGCCACCTTTTGTTTCAACCTGCATCTTCTCAGTCTTGACTAGACCTGTACGATCTAACAATTCTTTTGCAGCTTGCATCTTATCACGAATACCTAATTCAGTTGGATCATACAAAGCACCTACCATAGCCATAGCAGCTTTAGGCGCATTGCGTGACATAAACATGTGTGTGGCATCAATGATCTCTTCTTTTAAGCTAGACACAACCTGTGTTGTAGATGTTGTATCCGAATAACCAGCTAGTTTCTTAGCTGTGAGAACATCACCACCTGCTTCATCAAACAAGACAGCTAAAAATTTTTGTTGTTGTTCAGTTAACTCACGAGCCATTGTACTTCCTTATTATGCCATCAATTCAAAGTGAGGGCCATCAATAAATGGGCGTTTACCTTGTGATCGACGTAGATCAACGTATTCATTCATAGCGTCTTCCATTGTGCCTACATAAGCAGCAATGTTTCCTACTGACCAAGCTGCGCCCCATTTAATCTTGCAGCCTACTTCATTTGCTGCTTCAGCCATAGCATCAGCAATGTTATCGTAAACATTAATTTCCCAAATTACATCTGAACCATCATATGCTACAAGGTCTACGGCATGTGAGTAACCGTCACCTTGAATTAAGTGGCGAGAGTTCATAGTCTGTGAACGTCCTGATGCGTATAGTTTCTTTTGTTCTTCTAGGGTGCGTACACCGTAAGTAACACCAAAGTCTACTGTTGTTAATTCAATAGCACGTTTGACTGTAGCTACCATATCGGGATGAACACCCTCAAGTTTCTTTAGTGATTTATTGCTTAGTTTGAACGCCATCATTTTTCCTTTTAAACGGTAAGGCTATTAGATTATATAATCCTTGGCCTATCTGTGTGGGAGTAGGTAACAGCCATCCTAGTATTAATAATAGCATTACCCATATTGGAATGTTAGTATTTTTAATTGTTAAATTATCTATAGACTCAGCTTCAACTTCTTTTGTTTCAGTTACTATGTCTCTGCCAGCATCTTGTGTAGTTTGTTGCGCAACAACCTGTTGAGTATTCTCTTTGCCTATTTGCGCATTAGAGTTTACAGTAGGTCCACTACTACCACCTAGTAAACTTAATGGACTAAACCCACAACTAGATAATAGTAAGATTAAGCATAGGCTACTTAGAAGACGCATTGCCTTTTGACCCCATACTACTGAACCCAAAGTATGCAGCCGTTACACCAGACACAGCTACAACATACACTGCAGCAATATCAGCTAAAAGATTAGCAGCTTCAGACAATCCCATAAATGAAGCAAGCACAATAATTAATGGATATGCTAACATGCCCGACAAAGCAAACCAAGTCATTTTTAACTGAGCGTCACGTTTGTGATCTTCATCTTCCATGCGGCGACGACGATCTTCTAACATGATCTCACGTTCATCTTGATCTATTTTACCATTGCCATTTAGGTCATAGTCTTCAACCATTACGTCCCCCGAAACCTTGCCGCCGTTTTAGCTGCTGCTTTAGGCTGTTGCGCCGTATACTACACGTCGAATATCGCCACGTCCAATACCAATGTCATTTAATTCACGATCTGTCATTCTAGCTAATTGCATCATAGCAATACGACGATTCACTTCAGCTTGACGTGCTTTAATTAATTTAATAAATAGGTTCTTAAACCATTCTTTCATTTTAACTTTCTCCTGTATGTTAACGCTACATTATTGTAGCTACGGAGATAGTTATATCATAGATACTGACCTAGTAGTACCTGTATAATTTGCATACCCGTTACCC